ACGGTATCTCTCACGAGTGAGTCGAAACACAAGGTTATCATCATCGATGAAGCAGACAATACCACTCCCGACGTACAGCTCCTCTTGCGAGCGTCTATTGAGGAGTTCTCAGGAAACTGCAGATTCATTTTCACTTGCAACTACAAAAATAAAATCATTGAACCCCTCCATTCGAGATGTGCTGTGGTGGAGTTTGGTATTCAGGGCAAGCATAAACAAGAGATTGCAGCAAAATTCTTCGGAAGATTAATATCTATTTTAGAACAAGAAAGAATAGAAGCAGATAAGAAAGTCCTAGCAGAACTTATTAATAAACATTTTCCAGATTGGAGAAGAGTTCTTAATGAGTGTCAGAGATACTCTGTTGGTGGTAAGATAGATACTGGTATACTAGCTCATTTTAGTGATGTTAAAGTTAATGACCTCATCAAAAACCTCAAGGAAAAAAACTTTCCTGAAGTACGTAAATGGTGTGTCAATAACTTGGACAATGATCCTTCTGTACTTTTGCGTCGTATTTACGATAATCTTTATACATCCTTGGTTCCTTCTACTATTCCTGCTGCCGTCCTTATTCTTGCTAAGTATCAGTACCAGATTGCGTTCGTTGCTGACCAAGAGATAAATTTACTTGCATGTCTTACTGAAATCATGGTGGAGTGTAAATTTAAATGAAACAAACTAATCTTGAGGAAAAAATCAAAGTCGCTGAAGAGCGAATAAAGGAACTACAAACCCTAATACAAGCATGGAGAAAACAAAATGACAGATGAATTCCTAGAACTATTACGTAATGATGCCCACAAGGTAGGTCAGTATAAACTTTCTTCTGGACGTAGTAGTGAACATTATATAAATTGTAAACCTGTCATTTTAAGTGGTAAAGGTCTTGCAATGGTATCTGATATGATACTAGACCACCTAGAACCTGATACAGTGGCAGTAGGAGGTCTTACATTGGGTGCTGATCCATTAGTATCAGGTGTTGCTATGGGAGCATATTTATTAGATTGGGATCTGTCTGCTTTGATTGTTCGTAAAGAACCTAAAGGACATGGTACAGGTGCATGGATAGAAGGTCCAGTGCTTCCGAAAGGGTCTAAAGTCGTTGTTCTGGAGGATGTTATCACTACAGGTGGTTCTTCCATTAAGGCAGCAACAAGACTTCGTGACGCTGGATATGAGGTCAATAAGATTGTTTCTATAGTAGACCGTCAAGTAAATAATGAAGCAGATGAATTTATGGAATCTGCTAATTTAGAACTTGTAAGTTTATATAAATTAGAGGATGTAGCAGATGCCTCGGATGAATGATCAAACTAAATTAGTATATGCATTAGAGCATATTGATCACCTTCATGATTTGATTGAGGGTAATTATTGGGAAGATTATTTACGTGAGAACTTAAATAGTTTAGAATATATTCTTGAGGCACAGTTAACTGAATTTGAAAGGAAGAGAAATAGATGAAATACGTATTTAAGAATCCACAATATGATAGTTATAAACAATTAAAAGAATTTGTACTATCACCTTATTGTAAGTGGACACATATAGAGGAATCTATTCCACCTAATTGTGAGGATACTCCTGGTAAAGATAGTGAATATAAAAATACTGATTTTTATGCTCATTCTTTTTTAGCAAGACCAAGAGAGGATGCAGTTAGATATCCTTATGTAGAGGATAGTGAAATGATAGATCTTGTGTCTACAGCATTATGTGATATAATGTCATATAATGGATTTTGTGTAAGAACTTTCTATAGGATTTGTGCTAATGCTACTCATCCTTTTAAAAAAGTTTATTCTACTGTTCCTCATCAGGATCATCAATATGATCATGCAAATGCCATTCTGTATTTAACAGATGCTGGTGGAAAAACATTTGTAGAAACTGAAAAAGATTCAGGTTCCTATGAATACCATGATCCCAAAGAAGATGATGTTTTTTTATTTTCTGGTAAACATTATAATGAAACACCAACGGATAAAAGAAGAGTCATTATTGTCGCTACATTTATGTAATTATGATCACAAAAGAAAAACAAAGAAATCAAGTCAAATCTAAATTTTATTACATCTTTTGGGGTGTAGCAACAGTATCAGTTGTACTTGGACAAGTATATGTTGGTTCTGGATATAGAATGTTTGCTCGTTCATTAAACAGAATTTTTGATACAATTGAGGTTGAAGTTGGTAGGGATTATGGTCCTAGATTTTATTAGATGAGACAAGAGACTCGTTATGCAATGGAAATGCTGTTTAAGGCAAAGTGGAATGTACCTAAAGCAGCAAAACATTGTGGTCTCTCTCAGAAAGAAATGAAGATTACCTTTAATGAATATTGTAATTTTCATGATGTATCTTATAGACCTCCTCCTGCTGCAGTACAGTTACATTTAGATGTATGAAATTACCTGATAGTACGTTTGATAAAATTCTTCTTGCTTTTTTATGGGCAGAAAAGTTTACACAACATTGCTTGGCTCTTCCATTTAAACTTTATTTGAAGTATGATTATTGGAGTCACAATAGAAAAGTAGCAGCTGCAGCTAAGTATGCAGAAGAACATCCTTACACTTTTCCTAAATCTCCATTTGATGATGAAATCCCTGAAGACCCCTCTTAGATATCCAGGTGGCAAGTCTCGTGCTTGTACCAAGATGGATCCATACTTTCCAGACTTAAGGAAGTATACAGAATTTCGTGAACCATTCTTAGGTGGTGGAAGTGTTGCTATACATGTTAGTAAGAAGTATCCTCATTTAAAGATTAGTGTTAATGATCTTTATGAACCTCTTATAAACTTTTGGGTGCAGTTACAGCAGTTTGGAAATGAGTTAACAGATAAGATACGTAATTATAAATCAACTCATCCAGAACCAGTATCAGCAAAAGAACTTTTTATTGAGTGTAAGAATAGAATAAATGATAGAAGTCTTGATGATATAGAAAGAGCAGCAGCATTTTATATTGTTAATAAGTGTAGTTTCTCAGGTCTTACTGAGTCATCTTCATTTTCTAAGCAAGCATCAATATCTAATTTTTCTATGAGAGGTATTGAGAAGTTACCAGGATATTCAGAGATAATTTCCCATTGGCATATTAATCAGTATTCTTATGAGTATTGTTTTAGAGAAAATATTCATGATGATCTTTTTATGTACTTAGATCCTCCTTATGATATTAAGGATAATCTATATGGAAAGAAAGGATCAATGCATAAAGGATTTGATCATGATGCGTTTGCTGATAATTGCAGTCAAAGTAAAATAGATATGCTAATATCTTATAATTCAGATCAACTTGTCAAAGATAGGTTTACTGGGTTACAATGGAATGCAGCAGAGTTTGATCTAACATACACCATGAGGTCGGTTGGTGAGTATATGAGAGATCAGCAAAAAAGAAAGGAATTATTACTTTTTAATTATGAAAAAACTGTGGAGAGTATGGAAGTATGCACTGGGTAGTTTCTCTGATGAAAAGACTAGACGATACGACAACTACATTGTTTTGGTACGTTCTATTATATTCTTTTCTTATCTCATCACTAACTGTTTTATTATTGCAGGGGTGATTAGACATTGGAATTAAAAGATTGGCTTAATAGTATTAATTTTACTAAAGAGAATTTGATAGAAGATCCTTCATCGGTTAAGGATTATCCTCCGTATATTGTTAATCGATGTTTGTCAGGTCATCTTGATTGTGTTCTCTTTGCAAATGAGATGAATAAATACTCTTTCCTTGATAAGGACATGCAATATTCTTTTTATCTAAATACACTTAGGAAAAAGAAAAGATTTAGTCCCTGGCTCCGTAAGGATAAAGTCACAGACCTCGAAATCATTAAACAATACTATGGTTATAGTAACGAAAAGGCATCTAATGCCCTGAAAATATTAACCCCTGAACAAATAAAATTTATTAAACAACGACTTGATACTGGAGGAATGAAATGACTACTTCTACGCAGGAGCCTGAAGTAAAATGGTCTCAAGACCAAATGGTAGAGGTTCTTCTTAATGAACCAGATGACTTCTTAAAGGTTAGAGAAACTCTTACAAGAATTGGTGTAGCATCAAGAAAGGAAAAGAAATTATATCAGAGTTGTCATATTTTACATAAGCAAGGAAGATATTTTATAGTTCATTTTAAAGAATTATTTGCACTTGATGGGAAACACGCTAATCTGACTCTTAATGATGTTCAGCGTCGGAATCGTATTACTCGTCTCCTTTCTGATTGGGGACTCATATCTGTTGTAAAGGCAGAATCAGTTTCTGATATTGCTCCTCTTAATCAAATTAAAGTTCTTTCGTATAAAGATAAGGGTGATTGGATACTTGAGCAGAAGTATAATATAGGAAAGAAGGGAAAGACCCAAGAAACCGAATAAAAAAATACGGGATTTACTATCCCGTTTTTTTGTGCTTTATGGTTAAATAGTAATGTACGCCGTAAGGGTACACATTACACACTTGCTTATTAAGGAGTAAAACCATGACAGCACTACAACGCTACCACGCAGCAAATCTTCCCGATTTAATGGAGAAGATTAATAAAAACAGTATCGGACTAGACGATTACTTTGATAAGTTTTTTAATCTACATGAGACTACAAGTAATTATCCTCCATATAATCTTGTTCAGGTAAATAATGTTGAGTCTCGTTTAGAGATTGCATTAGCAGGATTTAGTAAAAAGGAGATTAATGTCTACACCGAGTATGGAAAATTATTTGTCGAAGGACAAAAAGAAGATAAAGAGACTGACACCAACTACCTCCATAAAGGATTGGCTCAACGAAGTTTCACGAGAGTATGGACTGTCTCCGACGATACAGAGATACGATCCGTCAGCTTTGAGGACGGACTCCTCAAGGTGGATCTCGGAAAAATAGTTCCAGAACATCACGCTCGAAAAGATTATCTTTAATCTCTAAATAACAAGAGGTCTTTACAGACCTCTTTTTTATTGCTATAATAGAAACAAAAATGGTTTTAGTATTCATTATTGTAGGATTATTATTCTTTATCATGGGATATGGATTATGGCTTACAGTCGGTCCTGGTAAAACAGAACTACGTGATCCTATTGACGAACATGCTAAAATGCATGAACTGGGAATTGCACATGGTCATGGTGGAAACAAGGATGCATATGCAATGTCAGGTAAATTAACTCACAAACACGACAATGCCACAACAAACACTTAAGTTTACTATCAGACAAGATGGTTATGTAACTGAAGAGGTTATGGGAGCCACAGCTGATGAGTGTATAGAACTTACCAAACAGATAGATACTAAGCTTGGTGATTTAATAACTCGTGAGTATAAACCAGAATACTTTAAAAACAACAACAATGTCACACTTCAGCACGATCAAGACCAAACTCAAGAACAAAGAACAATTACAGGAGGCACTTGAGATACTTCAGTATGAAGTGAAGCAAGATCAAGAACTTAAGGTAACTGGATCTCATGGTATTGGACATGAGACAGTAGAAGCAGAACTTGCTATTGGAACTGACATTGGATTTCGTCAAAACATAATAACAGGTGAGTATGAATTGGTAGCAGATCTAGAAACATGGAATCAACCTGTCCCAGTAGAAAGACTACTTGACAAAGTTAACCAGCAGTATGCTAGAATGACAGTTCATAATACTGTTAAAGAAATGGGATTCCAGGTAGAAGAGGAATGGGAGATGGAAGATAATTCTATCGAGTTAACAGTTACACGTTGGATTTAACTTATGGCTATTAAATTGATGTTATTAAAATCTGGTGAAGATATCATTTCTGATGTAAAAGAAATGAATGTCGGTACTGATGATGATAGGAAAATAGTTGGATATTTTCTAAACAAACCTTGTATTGTTAAGATGCAAGATCCTTCACTTTCGCAAGACACTGATGATAAAGCATCTTTTCAGGTGGCATTATTTCCGTGGATGCCTTTAACAAAGGATGATAGTATTCCTATTGCTGCTGATTGGTTAATTACTATGGTAGAACCAATCGATAAACTAAAACAAATGTACATTGAGGATGTAGTAAACTATGGA